CTGGAACGCCGATCTCGTTCCCGACGAGAGCGACGACTGACTGACCCCCCTATCACCAAGGAAAACAAAACGATGACTGAACTAACCCCGTCCCGCGAGAGGCTCGTGATCGCGAGCGAACACCGGGGCGCGCTCGCCGATCTGGTCGCCCGCTGCGTCCCGCGCGGCTCGACCGCCGAGCAGGCGGCGAAGGCCTGCCACGAACTGCTCCGGCAGGTCGCCGAGGCCGGCGGCCAGGACCCCGACCAGGAAGTGTTCATCCGGGCTCCGGGCGAGCCCCGGCACTATGACGATCTCGCCTGTTGGTGCGTCTGCTGGGAGGCCGGCCCTTACGATTGGGCCATCCCGGCGTCGATAGAGTTGACCGCCCGGACCCGGAAGGTGGTCGAGCCCTGGTATGGATTCGACCTGAGCTTTTACCCGGGAGAGTGGGCGTGACCAGCAACCCGCACGAGGGGCGCAAGCCCCACCCGCTGTTCGGCCTTCCCTTGAGCGGCCAGCCTATCGAGCGCTCCGGCGTGATCTTCCGGCCGTACCGGACCGGGATCGCGAACACCGCCCGTATCTCCGACGATTTCCGCATCGAGGTCCGGATGACGATCGCCGGGACCTATCGGGCGATGGTCGATGGCGATCCCTTGCCGCAGAGCTTCCGGACCCAGGACGGGGCGATGAAAACCGCAGTCCTGCGGGCGAACCCGAACAAGCCGAAGCAGGTCATCCGATGAACGCGCCCTCAAGCCGGCTCCGGCTCGAAACCCCGATCCCGCCGAAGATGCGCCTGCTCCGGAAGGATCGGCGCGGCTATCCGGTCCCCTGGATCGTTCAGCTCGATCTCGACCGCCGGCCGTTCTTCACCATCAACGACAGCGAGCGGGTCGCCGCCTGCGGTCGCAACAAGCTCTGCGGCATCTGCGGCCGGAAGCTTGAGCGCGATGTCTGGCTGATCGGCGGCCCCGGCGCGGCGTTCCACGAGCACGGCGCGTATCTCGACCCGCCGATGCATGGCGACTGCGCGCGCTACGCCTTGCAGGTCTGCCCCTATCTCGGGACGCGCTACAGCGGCCGGATCGATATGGCGCTGGCCAAGCACGGGCGCTGGCCCGCCGCGCTCGGGGTGATCGCCGAGGAGCATATGATCCCGGAACAGCCGCCATTCTTCGTCCTGGCCCGGACCGCCGCCGCCAAGATGGACCAGGACCGGACCGCCGCCCGCTTCCATCCGCGCCGGCCCTGGCTCGCGGTCGAGTTCTGGCGTCACGGCGCGGCGATCGGCGGGCCCGAAGCCCGGGAGCGTCTCGCCGCCGCCGACAAGTGGCCCTGGACCCCGGGCGATCTGCCCTATTGGCAGGAGCCCGCGCCCATAGTTGAACCTTCCGACCAACGCTCAACCACAAGGACTGCTCCATGAACGAGAATGTTCACATCGTCCCGATCCTGATCCTGATCGCGCTCTACTTCGTCCCGGCGATGGTCGCCGCCCGCCGAGGCCACCCGCAGATGCCCGCGATCGGGCTCCTAAACATCTTTCTCGGCTGGACGCTGATCGGCTGGGTGATCGCCCTCGTCTGGTCCGCGACCGCGATCCCAAAGGCCAAGCCGACCGCGTAGCACCGCCGCTAGCACGATAGCTTGCAGCACTGCTTGCAAGCGTTTAAACGGGCTCCAGTCACTACCCGATTGGAGCCCGTTTTCATGACTACCGATACCGCCCGCGCCCTCCGGAGCGCCCGCAAGATCGCCGGCAAGGCAGACACCGCGATCGAACTCCGGGAGGAGTGGCTGGCGACCCTCGCGACCGCGATCCTGCTGGAGATCAAGGATCGCTGCCCGTCGCTGATCTTCCCTTCGGTCCGGGTGACCTGCGGGTTCCCGAGCCGGGGCGGCGAACTCGGCCGCTCCAAGCGGGTCGCCAGCCAGTGCTGGGCGGCCGAAGCGTCCGAGGACAAGCACGCCGAGATTTTCATCAGCCCGGTCGAGGCCGACGCCGAGAACGTCGCGGCGATCCTGACGCACGAGCTTGTCCACGCCGCGCTCCCGGGCGACGGCCATCGAAAGCCGTTCCAGGCCGCGATGAAGGCGCTCGGCCACAAGGCACCGTTCACGGCGTCGATTGCGACCGATGATTTCTGGGGGTGGTGTCGGCCGCTGCTCGACGTTGTCGGCCCGTATCCGCACGCGGTGCTTCACGCGATGCGGCCGGTCGCGGCTCCGAAAAAGCAGACCGCCCGGATGCTCAAGGCGGTCTGTGAGCGCGAGGGGTGCGGCTATACCGTCCGGCTCGCCAAGAAATGGATTGTCGAGGTCGGCCCGCCGATCTGCCCCAAGCACGGGGTGGCCATGGCGGTCGAAGGGCTCGCCGAGCTTGACGAGGACGGGCCCGGCGACGATGAGGATTGAACGCCGGTTAAGACCCAGGCCGGCGGCTAGGGAGGGCTCGGGAGTGATCCCGGGCCCTTTTCGCGTCTAGAGCCCCTAGGAAGCCCGTAGGCGGGTTTTGCCGGCTCCGGGCCCCGGTATACCGGCGAGAGGCTCCGAGCCCTGCCTACGGCCATCCTGGGCCTGTTTCTCGGGCGAATTCCCGTCTGGGCTCCCGGATTGGGCGGACCGGACTCCGGAGCGGTCGGGTTGCGCCCGCTAGCGGCTCCGCCTACAGACTTGCAAGCAGAGCCAGGAGCACGCATGTCAGCACGAGCCGCCAAGCCCCAGCCGGTCACGAAGCCGGAGCCGCTTACCGTCCAGATTACGACCCGGATGACCCGCCAGAGCCGGGACGACATCAACGCGCTCGCGACGGCCGAGGGGATCACGGTTCAGCAGCTCGGGCTCTACGCCTGGAGCCTCGCCCTTCAGGCCTACGGCAAGGCCGCGCTCCCCGAGTCGCTCTAGGCCCGCGCCGCTTCTAGCTCCCGGACCCGAGCGCTCAACTCCTGCACAGCCAGGATCAGGGGCGCGATGAACTGGTCGTAAGCCATGCTGTAGCGATCCTCGGCGAGGACCACGGCAGATGCGCCTTCGGTGAGGGGCGCCACGTCCTGGGCGATCAGGCCCCCCGCAGGGCTGGAACTGCCCGGCCTGCCTCTACTGGCAGACCTGGGCTCACGATTTTATGCTGGAGGGCGCCCCGCCGCAGCCGCTGGAGGGAGGGCTCCAGCCATGAGCGACGACTACGCCAAAGACGAACTGCCGCCCGACGCGAAGGGACGACCGATGAAGAGCCTGAAAATGCCGGAATGCGGCCTGTTCTGCGAGGAAGGGCCGCGCGCAACAGGTGGTGGCCGTGGGTAACAACCGGATAGGTATGGTTGATTGGAATGCGGGCGGGGGCGCACCCCATATGGCCCGGAAAAGGGCCATCAGGTGATCAGGGCCATGTCCGGAAGATACCCGCGAAGCCGATGGTGTGGGCTGTGCCGGTGGTCAGGTTCGAAACCGTGATGTTGGCGGTCCCGGCGGCCCACAGGAAACGTATCTGGGTCGCCGAAGATGGCACCGCCGTCGCGGTGACGTCGGCGGGCGTGATCCCGGTGAAGCCGCCCGCCAGCGTGTTGACCAACCCGGCCTCGCTCGTCATCTCGGTTCCCGAGAGATTCACCGGCAGGCCGCCGATCAGCACGTTGCCCGCTCCCGCCGTGCCCGAGGGCGTGAATGAGCACAGGCAGTCCATGTAGATCAGGTCAGGGCCGATGCGGACGTAGCGGCCCACTTGGTTCGAGTACGCTATGGAATACGAGCCCGCCGTGATGGTGGGCGCCCATGTCCCATGAGCATTCGGCGCGCTGGTGATGTTCCCCAGGGCGTCGGTGACCAGATAGCCGGCGGTCCTGTAGATCGCAGCGCCCAGGTTCAGGGCGCCGACGCTGTTGAAGGCGAAGGCGACGATGCCGTTGCCAGCGCTGCTGACGATCCCGCGCAGGCCGGTCGCGCTCGCGGCGCCATCGCTGTAGCCGCCGATTCTGGCGACTTCCGACCCTGCGGCGGGTTGAAAACCCATCTGCGCGCTGGCCCCGGCGGCATAGGCCGCCGTGTTCTGGACGCTGATGCCGCGCCACTCGGCGCCCGCAGCGGACGCTGCGAAGCTCTGTGCAGCGCTCCAGGTGTTCGCGCCGTTCAGAAGCGGGACCGTCGCGCCGGACGTGCCGGTGTTCTGCGTCGCCGCCGTGCCGAGCCCGAGGTTGGTCCGGGCGGTGACGACGTTGGTCAGCTCCGAGAGGTTGCTGGCGGGGTTGAGCGGCACAAAGCCGAGGTTCGTCGCCGCGACGCCGGCCGCCAGCTTCGCGGCCGTAACGTTGGCGTCGATGAGCTGCGCCGTGCCCACCGATCCGGCCGCCAGCTTCACGTTGGTGACATTCGCGTCGATGAGCTGCGCCGTGCCCACGGACCCGGCCGCGAGGTTCGCCTGGGTCACGATGCCCGGCCCAAGCTCGGCCGTGCCCACCGAGCCGTCGATGATCTGCGAGGCGCCGACCGAGTTCGCGGCGAGCTGCGCCCCGCCCACCGCGCCGTTCGCCAGTTTGGCGCTGGTGACCGCCCCGTCCGTGATCTGGGCGGTGTTCACGCTGCTGAGCGTGGCCAGCGCGCCCAGGCCGCTCACGTCGGCGGCGGCCACCCGGTCGATCACCCAGACCGGGCCTGCGCCCTGGTCGCGGATCATCATGGCCTCGCCCAGGTCGGCCGGAACCGGCGGCGGCAGCGCGCCCGGAGGACCAGGAGGGCCGACCGGCCCCTGCGGACCGGGAAGCCCTTGTGCGATAGACGCCTCGACCAGCACGACCTGCTGGGTCGGGTTCGCGCCCACGACTACGTCAACCGGGCCCGGGACTAGGGCGAGATCGCGGGTTTCAACGTCGCTCATGGAGGGGACTCCAACAGGTAGCCGCCGGTCCTCGCGGGCGGCAGCGCGGCTAGCTCCTCGGGCTCGACCGCGTCGGCGGTCAGCGTCCCGCTGTCGGTGATATCGCCGGTCACCCGGACCGATCCGGCGAGGATCGTCACCACCAGTCCGGTTTCATCAGTAAGCTGAAGGTCCCATCGACCGTTCGCCGGCAGGTCCCGGGTCGCGTCGTGGTCAAGGACCATGTCGATCGTCTGCGGCAGGGTCACCGTGATCTCGGCCGCGATGATAACGCTCCCGGCGGACCGGTCCCGGACCTCGGCCTTGACCGCGATCCCGGTCAGGTCAACCGGCTCTGTCTTGGCGTCGTCAGCCCACAGCACGAACCGCCATGCGGTGTCGTCGCCCCGGTAGATCGTGAGCGCGTAGTTGCCGGGCATCATGTCGGCGGCTCCTCGGCAGGCTTCGGCGGCGGCATCATGCGCTCGCGCGGGACCTCTTCGAAGCGCCCACCATCGGGGATGTTGAGCGCGATCTGGTCCTCGCCCGCGTCCATGTAAATAACCAGATCACCAGCGGCATCGTAGATCGCGACAAGCATGGCTAGGTCTGTGTCTTGTTGTCGGTAAACCGAGCATTGACATAACCGAGGTGAGCGTCGGACGCGCTGCTGTATTTCCACGCGGTGACCGTGAAGACATGGCTCCCGGCGGCCGGCTGTATCCGGTATTGACCGGTTATATTGTTGAATTGCGACCACGTCACAGCACCGACCCCGACCCCGCTGGCGATATCTGAGCCATCCATCGTCAGCCCGACAGCGATCTGGTCGTTGGCGTTGTTGACGAAGCTTTGAGCCCAGATGTCAACGTCGATGGGGCCGCCAGAACAGTTGATGCTGAAGGTCGTGATCGTCGCTTTGCTTGGCGCAAGCGGCAACACCGCGCCAGTGCTCCAGATGATCGAGGTCGTCTGGCTGATGTTGTTGGCGACGATCTTGTTGGTGGTGATCGTGTTCGCCTTGATGTCGTCGCATTGGAAGTTGGTCGCGTAGACCTTCCCGCCGGTCACCGCCAGCGGGTAGACGTTGTCGGTGCCGTTGGTGAAGCCGATCTGGTCGGCCGCGAAGGCGATGCTCGACACGGTTGGCTGGGCCGCCACCTTGATCCCGGCGACCCGCGCATAGCCTGGGCCGGTCGAGGACACCGAGAGCACCCACTGCGCGTTCAGGCCGTTCACGGAGCTTTGCAGTGTGGTAATCGAGGCCGCGTTGTTGTCGGCCTTGGTGTTCACGTTGGTGATGTCCGTGGCCATGCTGCTGTCAGCGCTGGTCCGGGCGTTCTGCTCGTTGGTGATCGCGGCCGAGTTGTTGTTGATGCTGCTCTGGATGCTGGTCTTGTACTGACCCCAGGTCTGGCCCGGCCCTGAATACAGGGTCGTGTCCGAGAGCATGAAGGTCAGGCCATCGGAGGAGCGGGTGCCGATCAGGTCTACCCGCTGCTTCGAATAGGTCGCATCGGCCTGGACCGGCAGGAGGTCTTGCGCAGTCTGGGCCGCCTGATCCGCCGTCTGCTGCCCCAGCGCGGTGGTGTCGTTGAGCTGCTGGATCAGCTCCTCCGGGGTCTGGCCGCCGATCTGGGTCACCCCGTAGCTGATCAAGCTCCCGGCGGTTACGTTGCCCAGGTCCAGGAACAGCCCGCCCTCGACGCCGCGAACGCTCCGGTATCGTATCATGACGTGATAGGTGCCGCCGGAGATCAGCGCCCGCAGTTCGATCCGGGTCGCCCGGCCGGGAGCCTCCGCCGTCGCTATCGGCCCATAGGTCCCGGGCGAGAGCTGATAGGCGTAGTCCACGAGCACGTTCGCCACGTTGGGGTCATCCGACGCGCCCGTGACGATGATCGCCGGGACCTGGGCCCCATCCGCGCCCGAGAGCACGCCGCCGACCGCCGTCCAGGAGCCGACCCCGGGCTGAGAGACATAGGCCGGGTTCTGCGGCGTCAGGCTTGAGATCGGCGGCGGGTTCGGGCTCTGGCCGAGCGCATAGGCGTCCTTCCCCGGCGTCTCCGACCGACAGGTGTAGACGATCCGGCCCGAGGTCGGATCAAGCTCCCGCGTCTCGATCAAGAGCTGCTGGTTCGACATCCCGAACTCGGGATCGTTCGCCACGATGCAGTCGCCCGGCTTGAGCGCGTGGAACGCCGGCCCGAGCGGGAGCACCACCGGCTCGAATTCCCGGGCGTCGATGATGTCATAAGTCGCAAGCTGGGCGACCTGCGCGGCGCTCTGGACGAGCGGATAACTGCCTTCCTTGCTCCGCAGCTCGCCGTCCGCCGTCAGATAGGTGCTGATCGTGACCGCGCCGGCCGGGACCAGGGTCCAGCCGTTGGCCTCGCTCCGGAAGCTCGGGATGATCTGGTTCAGCCGATCGCGGCGGGTCTTGCTCCCGGTGATCGACACATCGGCGATGCAGTCCTTGCCGGTGATCGTCGCGACCGACACCCGAGGCGTCCGGACGTAGCACGAGATCATCCCGGCGAGCTTGGTCGGCTCCCCGCCGCCGGCCTGGAGGATCGAGGTCAGCACGTCCCACTTGCGATCGGACGACAGCACCTCGCCGCCGACCGTCCAGGCGTTCGCGTCGCAGACGTTCGCGCCCTGGATGAAGGCCCCGACATCGATCGCCGCGATGTTGGCCCCGATCCCGAAGGTCAGCACGCCGTTGTCCCGCCGGCCGATGCACCACGTCAGGCCTTGTAGGAACGGGTTGGTGTTTCCCGTGAAACTCCAGGTCGCTTCGTTGTTCCAGCGCTGCGGGCCCGATCCTCCGGGGACGGTCGAGTCCTTGCGCGGATCGTAGACCGCCGGCCCGAGCACCACGAACAGCGGCTTCGGAACGCCGGCCGGATAGGCGGTGCTGTCGTACAGCAGAGTCCACCAAGCGCAGGCGACGCCGGAGGTCTTGCAGGCCGAGGTCCACTCCGGGAGAACCGAGGCGTTGACGCCAGCCGGCCAGATGGCGGTCGGCTCCGGCTTCTGCCCGTAGCTGTACCGGAGGAACATCTTCCCGGCGTACTGCGACGGAGCCGTGACCTGCTCGCCGGAGAGGGTCACCTTGAAGTCGCCGGCCGTCAGGCTCTCGACCCCCTGGATAGGGCCCGCCGAGAGCGCGAGCAGGTACATCAGCGCCTTGTTCTTGTCCGCCTGCCCGGACGTGTTCATGTGGACCGCTTTCCCGGCGACGCCGGTCCGGCCGAGCGTCAGCGGAATCCCGGCGGTCGGGTCCGCCTGAAAGTCGGTCTGGCTCCCCGCCGCGCCGATCCCGACCCGGGGTTTCATCAGCATCGAGACGCCGAGCAGCGCGACGGTCCCGACGAACTTCGCGACCGTTCCCCAGGTTATCGTCGTGCTCCCGAGCGAGAACGCCGCGCCGCCGAGCACGCCGCCGATCCCGCCCACCGCCGAGCCGATCCCGGCGAGCGCGCCGCCGACGATCCCGACCGTTGCGCCGACCGCCGCGCCGACCGCCGCCGCGCCAGCGGTTACGGCCCCGACGATCGCCACGCCAGCCGCGATGATCAGCTGTGGCATGGCGAGCAACTCCAGGCGGCTTCGGCGAGTTCAAGGTTCGCAGCGATCACCGAGCACGATCCCCCGGCGGACTCGGTGAAGGCGAGCACCCGGCCGTTGCCGATCACCATCCCGAGCCCGTACCAGCCGCCGACCCCCGGAAAGGCGATCAGGTCCGCCGGGAGCGTCGCGGCCGGGGCGATCCGGAGCAGCCCCGGGACGCTGTCCATCCAGTCCATGACGGTCGCCATGCCGCGCGCCTTGAGCGCCTTCCTGGCGGTTAGGTCGGACCGGTAGCCGCCGAACTGCGACAGGTTCGGCTTGTAGCCGAGCCGGCGCAGGAGATCGGCCGCGAGCCGGGCGCAGTCGTTCTCGCCCCAGGCAAAGGGCCGGTTCCGGAACTTGTCGAGCGTCGCTTGCGCGGCCTCGACCCGCAGCACGAGCGGCGGCTTAGGCCCGGTTAGGGGAGGCAGCGACGTTGGGGCGAACATAGAGGGCATCGACCGTGACAGAGGGGCGAGCGGCGTCCTGGCCCCACGGGAGCGAGCGCTGAACGTCGGTGATGAACTGCATCCCGAGTTCCCCGGGCCAAGCGGACTGGTGATAGGCGTTCGTTAGCCGGACCCCTTCGGCGTCATCGAACAGCCGTTCCCAAATCGAGACGGTGTTGAGCGCGACGGACCGGGTTCCGAGCCCGACCGCGAGCACGCCTTGATCGGACTCGCCCGAGTAGATCAGCAGCGGCGATCCGTTGACCGCGCCGCTCGCCGGGTTGAGCACGCCGAGCCAGACCAGCACTTGCTGGCCTTGCATGTCCTGGCCGCACAGGATCGCCGCCGCGTCGGTGGTCGGCGGGTTGATTCCGATCTTGAGCGACGGGGCGGTGTCGCCGAAACCGTCCGTGACCGTATCCAGCGACGCCAGGACCCCGAACCCGGAGTCCTTGCCCACGAAGGTCTTGGCGTTGAACGTCACGCTCCCGGAGCCGTCGAGCAGGCGGAGCCAGCCGCCGTCCGGCAGCTCGATCTCGACCCCGACGAACATCAGCACCGAAGGCGTGCTGAACTGGTCGTAGAACGTCGCGTCGTCGGGCATGGGCGGTTCTCGCGGGAATGCCCTGCCCGCCGGCCCAGGAAGCCCGGAGACGGCTGGAGCGGGGTCGGGCGGTGCTCGGGTAGCGGCGGGCCCTCAAGGGGCCTCTACGGGCCGGAAAACAGGCCCTCGGCTCTGAAGGCGTTTAAACGGCTAGGCGTTCTCGGTGATCGTGAACTTGTGGCCGACGAACCGGAACCATTCGAGCGACCATGCGATGTCGGTCGAGCAGAAGCCCTCCAGCTTCGGGTTCGCGAAGTCGAGCAGGGTCGCGGAAGGCGAAACCCGCAGCAGCGGCGAGACCGTGAGCACGTTTGTCGTCGCGTTCACGGCCAGGACCAGATGCAGGTAGTTCCGTCCGCCGACCATGAAGCTGAACCACATCCCGGGCTTCGGCCGGGGCGCGGGTCCGACATAGGTCAGTTGGTTGCTCCCGGCGGTCCCGGTCCCGGTCAGCCCGGCCGGCGGAAGCGGGTCGGTCAACATCTGCGGCATGACCAGGATCAGCGTGTCGCCGGTCCCTTCGGCGGTCAGCGGGCAGGCGAGCCACTCCGCCGCGCAGGTCGGGTCGAGCGTCGGCAGCTCAACGTCTGCGGCGTAGCGCGAGCCGATCCGGGTAATCCGCTGGGTCGGCCCGCCGAGCACCGAGACGAGATCGCCGCCGACCCGGACCAGATGCGGGGTGATCACCGTCCCTCGCGGAACGACCGGGAAGGTCACGCTCATCCGAGCCTCCGGGCGGACATGCTGGCGAGGTCTTGCGGGGTGGTCGCCCGGGCGGTCTGGACCGCTCCGACCGCGCCGACCGCTGCGGCCCGATCGGCGTAGGCCATCAGTTGCCGCGCCGCCTGTTCCCAGATGACCGCGCCCCGGTTGTCGAACAGGACCGTGACCTGGGGCGGGCTCGCGCCGCCCATGCCCAGGTTCCGGAGCGACGAGTTCGACAGGATTTGCGAGCCGCCGGGCAGGTTCACAAGCTCCGGGCCACGCTCCCCGACGAGCGCCACCCCGGAAGGCGACGAAAGGATGCCGGTCGCGGCGGTCAGGAGTCCGGCGAACGGGTTCGCGGCGGTCTTGAACAGTCCGCCTAGGGCGCTCTCCAACTGGAGCTTGATGAAGTCGGCGGCGATAGACGCGAGGACGTTCTTGACCGCCTCGCCCCAGGACTCCGTTCCGGTGATCGCCGCCGTTAGTCCGTCCACGACGTTTTGCAGGCCGTGGACCGCGAGGTTCTGCATCGCCTCGTCAACCTGATTGACGGTGCTCGGCAGCTTGGAAAAGTAGTCCTCCAGCGGACCGGCGGTCTGCTGCTCGATCTGCTGGACCTTGAGCCCGTGCTGCTGGTCGAGCGCGTCGAGCTTCGCCCGGGCGATCTGCTTGTCAGTCTCCGCCGCCGTCTTGCTGTCGATGATCGCCTGAAGCTCTAGCCGTTCCTTCTGTTCGGCGAGGTCGAGCAGCCGCAGCTCGATCGCGCGGCGATCCTTCTGGGTCTTGGCCAGGGACTCGGCGTCCTGGAGCGCCTGGGCCTGAAGCTCCAGCGCGTTGCTGCTGAGCTGCGTCCGCTCGTCCGCCAACTGCTGCTGGGTCCGGATCGCGTCGAGGTCCACCTTGGTCGCGAGCGCCTTTTTCTGCTCGTCCGCGACCTCGCCCAGGCGGGTGATCAGGATGTCGTGCTCGGCCTTGGTGATGGACCCTTGCTTGAGGGCCGCATCGATCTTGTCGCTCCGTTCCTTTACCGCCGCGTCAAGACTGTCGCTTTCGGCCTGGAAGATCAGCTTCTGGATTTCGGCGCGACCCTCAGTCGTCGTCCGCATATCCTTCCAGGTATTCAGGAAGTCGGTGTAAGCCGCGTCGAACTGTTTGTTCAGTTCGTCTTCGCGCTGGAGAAAGTCATCCTGCCGTTTCTTTGCGGCGGTCGGCAGCACGACGGGCTTGTTGCCGCCTTCGGTTTTCCTCGGCGCGCCAAGGATCGCCTGGATACCCTGTTGAATTTTCAGGGTATCGACCTGACGCTTGTAGCTATCGATCAGGTTCTTGATCCCGGGCAGCTCGGCGAGCCCGGTATCCTCGAACGACTTGATATCGGCCTGGAGGTCTTTGATCCGGTCCTCTAGCGGGCCGGTGTTCGTCATCGCCGCGATCAGGTTGAGAAACGCGGCTTGAACATCGGTAATAACCGTCTTTAGCCAAGCCAAGGTATCGGCGAACTGAGCGAAAGTAGCCATCGTCTTCGCCTTGGTAACGTCGTCTAGCTCCGCTAGCTTTTTCTTGGCCTCCTCAGCCTTTATTATTGTCGAGTTGTCGAGCACGATCCCGAGATCAAGCGCCTCCTGGGCAAGATGCCGGAAGGCGTCGCCGCCCTGCTTGAGCAACGGCAGGAGGTCTTCGACCCCGAATTTCTTCGCGATAGCCGCCTGCTCGGCGGCGGTCCCAGCGGCCTTGATCCGATCGGCCAGGACCGGGAGGAAGTCCCCGACATCGTGGAAACTGCGAAGCTGGTCGGGCGTCAGCTTGAGCGCGCCGGTGAAGACGCTCGCGAGCTGCTTCGCGCGCGGCAGATTGCCCTGCACCGAGCCGAGCGTGGCGTTCAGGTTCTTGAGCGCCGCATCGGCCGCGCCGACATCGACATCACTCTGATGCGCCGCATAGTTGAACTGCTGGAGAAAGGTCGTGCTGACCCCGATCTCCTCCGACAGCTTGGCGATCCCCGCCGCGTAATCGACCGCCTTCTCGGTTTTTTCCATCGCCACCGCGAAGGCACCAAGGCCTGCCGCAGCGGTCAGTCCGGCGGGCCCGAGCGCGCTTAGCGCCGGCCCGATCCCCGGTAGGCTATGGATCGCCTCGCCAGCGCCCTCGGCGAGATTGGCGAATCCCTTCTCCAGGGCGTTCGAGATACCCGCGCCCGCCCACGACTCCTCGACCTGCTTCGCCGCCGCCTTGTTCTTGGCGATGACCTTATTCAGCTTGTCATCTAGTTTCTTGAAGTCGGCATCAAAGACGAGCAGCAGCCGATCAACTTCAGTGGACATGCAAATGTCCCCATTTTTCGATCAGAGCGTCATGCTCGTCAGGTGTCGGCGGCCGGGTCGCTTCGGGGAGCGAGTTCGCCTTGATCCAGCCGTCTCGGGCGGCCAGGAATTCCCACAGCGAACAGGCGTCTACCTGCGCCGGGGTGAAGCCGATTACTGCACCGGCCCCGTAGTAGTCCGCGAAGCGAAGCTTTCCTCGGGGGAGCCCGCCACGGTCGCTGGCCGGTCCCCCTGCGGCTCCCCCACGGGCTCCTCCGCCGGCCCGACAAGGGACGCCAGGACGATCGCCAGGGCGAGATCGATATTCTCCATCAGCGGGCGCTCGTCATGAAGCTCCCGGAGCAGCCGGCCGGCGCTGGTCGGGTCCATCCCGCCGCCGATCAGGGCGCGATAGATCGGCTCGCGAACGTCATCGACCCGCCAGCGCCCGAGCCCACCGACCGACAGCAGGTCGAGAAATGACGAGTTCGGATGCTGGCCGCGAACGGCGGCCCAGGTTGAGAGCCGGGCCGCGATCTCGCCGGGCCCGGCGTCGCACGTCTCCTGGACCTTCCGCCACTCGCCGATCCCGAGCCTGAAAGTCCGCTCGGCGTCTCCCCAGAGCCGGGTAATCGATCCGTCGCGGCTCACGCGGCTTCGGCCTCAACCGGCGGCACCTTGGCTTTCTTGCCGTTGCCGTTCTTGGTCGCGGCAAAGGTGTCGGGATTGTCGCTGACCGTGATCTCGCCGTCCGACACCAGGGAGACGGTCGCCTCCATCTTCGAACCCCGGTCGCCCGTGATCTCGAATTTGGTCAGGTGGAACGGACCCGCGAACACCACGCCACCGTCCGTAGACGGCACATCGACCACGATCTGGCAGTTCCGGGAGAGTGGATCAGCCAACCAGTCGGTGAAGGTCTTCACGTCCGGGGTGTTCAGAATCCCCGCGCCTTCACAGCTATAGCTCAGCGATACCTTCTCGCGGGCCAGCCAGCCGAGCGCGTCGGGATCGGCGCAGTCGGGGATGTTGAAATCGTTGGTCGCGGCCTCGCCGGTAATCGAGCGCGCGGCGTTGATCGTGCAGTATGCGGTAAAGACCTCCGGGGTCGCGCCGTCGCCGACCATGATCAGCAGTTGGACGCCTCGGGCGTACTTGACCGGTTGAGAGGGACCAGCACCCATCACGGGCCTCCTGGAATGGCAGTCACGAGGTAGCGGAAGGTCAGGACGGCGTGACTGGACCCGTCCGGATCGGTGAGGTGTCGGGTGTCCACGAACAGGGCGAGGACGGTGTCGAACCCGGCGATGTCGAGCGTCGGCGCGAGCAGCTCGCGGACCGCCCCGGCGATCTGCCGGCCGAGCTGAACGTCAGGCGGCTCCGGCCGGGTCCAGACGTGGACCTGGGCGATGATCTCGGAGGACGAGGCGCATTCGTCGCTGTCCTCGATGATCTGGTCATCGCCGATCCGCAGGAACGGCAGCGGCGCGTTCTGCGGCACGACCCCGTAGATGCGCGCGGTCCCGTTCGGGAACAGCCCGGCGAGCGTCGCCGAGCCCCGCAGGGTCGTATCCTGCGCGGTGTGGAACGCGGCTCCAGGGTCCATGCTCAGCCCTCGGTGGCCCCGGTCGCGGCGATAGACTTGACCAGGGCTCGTTGAGCCCGAAGCACCCGCAGGCGGGCCCGCTTGGCGATCACCACCTTGGCCGGGAACCAGAAGGGCTTGCCGGGCGTGTGTGAGCCGTCCTTGTTGCGGTGGCCCCACTCCAGGTGCGCCGGGTACGGATAACCTATGCCGGCCCCGCCGATCTCGACCTGAGCGCCGAGATCGCCGTAGTCGGACTGGCGGAGCGTATCGACCAGATGCCCGGCGCGTTCGTCGCCACGCGGGATCACCCGGGCGACGGTCGAGGCGAACTCCTGGGCGTTCTTCTGGTTCGCCGCCTTGATCGCCATGAAGGCGTCCGGGCCGGCGAGCCGCAGCAGGCGGGCCTTCAGCTCGTCAACGTCAACCAGCTTCGCTGAGATTGTCATCGCGGTATCTCGTGGCCATGACCGTGACGACGGACGCGAGTTCATCGACCGCGACGGCGGTCACCCCGAAAGGCCAGTTCAGCCAGACCGCCCGCCAGTCGGTGTCGATCTGCGCCGTCAGCAGGTTCAGCCGCATGGTGATCTCGACCGGCTGAACCCCGGTGATCCGGTCATCAACGACCTCCTCGCCGGTCGGCCGGGCCGGCACCCGCGCGCCGCCGGTCCGCGCCTGAACCCGGGCAGGGGTCGCAAACTGGTCCGTCCAAGGACCAAGAGCGTCGCCGTTGGCGTCGAGCGCCCGGCGCTGAAAGGTCACGCTCTCCCGGAGCGTCCCGGCGAGCCCGGGATTCCGCTTCTGCAACATCGTGCTAGCTCCCCGGACGGCGCGGCGGTTCGATCTCCTCGGCGTCGCCGTCGCGCACGAGCGCTTCGCCCCAGGCGCGCTTGGTCAGAACCTCGGTCCCGGCCTGGAACTGGATCGCGAGCCGGGGCAGCCCCGGCGGCCGGACTCTCCGGTCCCGGAGAATGCGGACCCACATCGGCTACAGCGGAACCTCAATCCGTCCGATCAAGCTCAACAGGAAGATGATCGCGATCAGGGCGACGATCGCGGCGGCCACCCACTTGAACTGAGCCGGGATCGGCATCTGCCGGACCACCCACCAGACGATGGACAGGATCAGCAGGCCGATCAGCAGCGTAACGAGCAGGCCGATCATGGCGGGCCTCCTAGGCTAGGGCGGGATCGCGCATCCGCGTCAGGGCTGAGCAGACCGGGTCCGACAGCAGCGCGTCGTCAGGCGTCCGGCCGTCATAGAGGCTCGTCAGGACGATCAGGATTATCCCCTTGACCAGCGGCGGGCAGTTGCTCGCGTCCCATGGCGTCGGCGCATAGGGCGGGTTCGGCATCGGCCCGAGCGGGCTCTCAGTCGGCGCGAACGGGGACGGCCGGAGCGGGTCGGCCGGATTAAGCTCCGGGTCCGGACGCTTGAGGTAGTTGATCACGATCGCCGAAGCCTGCTCGGCCTTGGCCATGACATCGATCAGCTCCTCGGCCGAGATCGCGGTGGACTGAAGCCGAAGCTGGTCGAGCGCTTCCTCCTGGGTGACGAGCGCGGCCATCAGGCGTGCGCCTTGATCTGTGGCCCGGCGAAGTCTTTCCCGTCCCGACCCCGCTTGACAGCCAGGGTCCAGGCGTCGCCTTCGCCGGGCCGATCGGACGTGACTGCACCACACACCCACGCCGAGCCGCCGAACGTCGTCGTGTCGCCGGGCAGATACGTTCGGCCGACCTCGTAGACTCCTCGATAGACCATCGCCGGCATAGCCAGTTCGAAGGTCGACTCCTGCTCTCCCCGGGAGAACCGGATGATCAGCGTCCGGCCGTCCGCCGCGAGCGAGCAGCCGAGATCATCGAACCCGAGCCCGGGCGCTCCGGCGGCTCCCGCCGCGCCGTCCTTGCCGTCCGTCCCGTCGCGGCCGACCACCTTCCCGGCGGAGATCGTCCCGCCGCCGCCGAGCGCGAGCACGAGCGATCCGGATTGATCGATCAGCGCGCTCGTGATCGCCCGCCCTTCAAGCTCGCCGATCCGCCGCTCAAGCGGCCCGAGATCGGCCGGAGCGGCGTCCTCGCCGGGAGAGCCCGCGACCTTGCCGGCCGAGAGCACGCCGCCGCCGCCCAGCGCCAGGATCAGGCATCCGGATTGATCGATCAGCGCGTTTGTCACCGTCCGGCCTTCAACGGCCTCTAGGCGGCGCTCCAGAGCCCCGAGATCGGCCGGAGCGGCGTCCTCGCCCTTGGCCCCCGGCGGACCGACAACAGGCCCCAGCACCCGCGTAGAGCCGTCCCCGTGGGTCAGCACCAGCGCGCCTTCCCGGTCGATGAACGCGCCTTTGACGGTGGTTGCATCGATCCGGGCGGTCAGCTCGCTCTCAAGCCGTTTAAACTCGCCGAGAACCCGCGAGCCGAGATCGGCCGCGAGCCGGGCGGCGATAGCTTCCATGTCAGGCATTCAGGGCCTCCATGAACGAGCTGCCGAAGGTGTCCGCGAAGGCCTTCGCCGCCGCGTCGGCCGCGTCGGCTTCCTCGTTCGGGTCCGCCTCGTCCTGCGGGGTTTCCGGATCGCCCGATGACGGCGGCGCGACCGATCCGGCCGACGCGGTCGGCGGTGGCGCGGCGTCGCGCTTGGCGAGCGCCTCCAGGCTGTAGTTCTGCTGCTGGGCGATCGGGCTGTCACCGCCATCGACCGGCGGCAGGTCGAGCTTCGCCCGGGCCTCGTTCGGCGCGTAGATCACGCCTTTGACCCCGTTGGCGAGCACGGTCATCTGCGTGACCGAGTCCATCCGCAGCAGATTGTCGATATCGAACTCAGTTCCGAGCCCGATCGGGCACTCAAGACCCTCGTCCAGGCATAGCTCGGCGGCCTCGATCAAGGATTGCAGGCATTGAGAGTAATATTCGACGTTCAAGGCCTGGATGTTGTTATAGGTCGGCATCGTGCCGAGCCCAATCTTGTACGGCGGGACGTGGAAAACCGAGCAAACCACGTCGGCCGTCCACTTGAGTTGATCGATCAACTGGCTCTCAGCCGCCGTAAGGGCCAGGCGCTCATACTTGAGCCCGTCGCCGAGCACGGCGACCCGGCCGGCGTTGTCGCCCGTGAAGTTGGTTTCCCAGGCGAGCTTGAGCCGGGCGGCGGTGTCGTCGCCGATCGCGCCGGGAGCGGTCAGGACTCCGCCGGGCTGGCTGGCGTTCCGGAAGAACTTCGCCGCGCCGGCCTGGATCGCGAGCCCTTGCGCGGCGGCATAGCCAGCCGCCCAGATAGGCGAGGTCCCGATCAGCGGGTGGAACAGGCAGTTCATCCGGTCATGGATGATCTCCCGGGCCGGGACCATCACGTCCGGCTCCGGCCAGCCGAGCATTCGCGGCGCGTGTAGCTGGTAGAAAATCGACCCGTCAGAGGCGACCATCGGAATCGTCCGATCGGGGTTCAGGAGCACGAGCCCGGTCACCACGTTGCGGTTGTCCCGGAGCTTGAGCACGTAAGCGTTGCCGCGCGTCAGCTTCGACAGGAAGTAGCTTTCCCAGAACTGAATCCGGGTCTGATAGGTGTTCGGCTTGCGGAGGACTGGCGAATAGGCCGGGCTGGTCGTCTCCGCCCAGATATCGTCATCGTCCTGCTCGACCAGCTTTATCCGAAGCTTGGCAAGGTCCGACGCGATCAGGGTGATGCAGGCGTAAACCGCGAAGTAAGTCAGGATCGTCTCGCGGTCGAGCACGACGTTCTGCTGCCACGCGCCGGGGTAGCTCTCGAAAATCCGGAGCCAGCCGCCGCCGCCCATGACGGCTGCGGGTTCAAGATCGGTCGGCCGGACGTTCGGCGCTGCCGGTCGGGGAGTCGGCCCGAGCGCCCGGCTGAACAGCTTGGGGAGGCGCATCAGCGATCCGAGTGCTTCGGGTGGGGCTTCGGCTTGCTCAGGAAATGGCCCTCCGCGCCCTTCTCCGGGCCCGTAGAGGCTGGTTCGGGTCCGGCCGGTACGGCAGGGCCCGAAGATGCGTCAGCGGCCTTGGCGGGCTTCTGCGGGGTCGGCTTGGGCGGCGGCGGGCGGAGCTGCGCGGCGACCCGCGCATATCGGGGATCGGCGGCGAGCCGGTCGAGCAGGAGTTGATCGCGGGCCGTGAGACGGCGGGTCTGATAGGTCGGCATCGGGGAAGCTCCAGGCTAGGAGAGAGGCGTGCGCCCGACCCCGGCTGAGGGGCCCGTCAAGCCGGGCGCACAACCGGCGGACCCTACGGGGTCACCGGCAAGTCGCCCCAATGCACGCCGTTGAGGACCACGACAGCCTCCGGGCGGCGCGGCATCCAGTTGATGGTCCGCTCGGCGCGCAGGCCAACGCTGTTGGTCTGCCAGAGCGAAACCACCTGGGCCGGAACCGGCGGCGCGGGGCCAGAGACGCCGGTCGGAGC